CCAACCGACCGACGATCCGCCAGTCTGGCCCGGCATCGAGATGTTGAATGGGACACGGCGAAGGCCAGGAATTCGGCCCAGGATGGTGGCCGGGCGCAGCAACTCGATGAACTCGGACGCCATCTGCTGATAGACCACCAGCGGCGCCGCCCAGTTGGTGTCGGTCGTGGTGCCGGCCGCCACGGCAGCCTTCAGCACGGTCTCGACTTCCGGGGTGGTGTCGTGCCACGTCTTGGCGATCTCGGCCGCCTGCATGAGGTTGCCCTTCGCGCGCATCAGCGCGATCGCATAGCGGGTGAAGGCTGTGCCCTTCGGCAGGTTGTTGCCCTTCACCTCGACGCGCACGCCGCCGCGGACCTCACTGGCCTTCGCAGGGTCGTCGGCGCCGACGATGGGCGTTGCTGCCTTCTTGTTCTCTTCCTCGAGGCGGCGGAGACGCACGAGGTGTCCGTCGATCGCCTTCACTTCGGCCTCGAGGCTGTCGTAGAGCTCACTCTGCTCGGTATCGAGCGTCTCGCCCTTCTCGGCCGCATCGTTCATCATTGTGGTCATCTGCGCCGACTTCGCAGCGCGCGTAGCTTCAAATGCGGAGATTTGCTCCGCGATTGTCTTTTTGCTCATCGTCTTTGCCTTTCCTGGCGTTGAGCGGGTTGCGGTCTTTCCCGTGACGCCGGGAGCGGGCTTCGATGCCGGTTGCTCTTTGCCTGTCGCGGCGAGCAATTCGGCGTCGATCGAACGGATGTTCTGGATGGTGGCCTCAGCGTTCGCGGGGATCGTCACGAGTGAGAGCTCGAGCCACTCCCATTCGTTGATGCGGTAGCCGCCATCCTTCAGGATTTCGTAGGCGAGGATCGAGAAGCCGATCGATACGGCGCGCACCAGGCCGGTCTTGACCGACTGCCACGCCTCATCGAGACGATCCTTCAGCGGACCCGCCTCGTCGATGCTGGCGATGCGCGCGCGGAACGGGATGCCCTTCTCCGTCGGCTTCGCGAACTCGACATTGCCAACCGGCTTGTCCGCCTTGTGTTGCCACAGCAATGGCATTGGCAACGCGAACTTAGCCCCCATCGGATCAACGATATCGCCCATGCGATCCGGTGTCGGAGTGCTGGCGATTCCCTCGACAATCCGCTGCTCGTCGTCGACGGCCTTGATTTCGAGGATCGAATAGGCGCGGCTTTGTTTCATCGTCAGCCCCTCAAGCAAAGATCATTTGATATTTCGGCGCTGGCTTCTCGCCCTTCTCGGCAATGCCGAGCGCGTTCACGAAGCCGGCGATGCCGTCGATACGGCCATTAGACTTCGCCTTGGTCGGCTTGATGTTCTCGACGGCGTCCGTCTCAACCGCGACCGCCTGCGCATGACGCCGCAAAAGCGGATGGCCTCCGTGATGGAAGCCGTTACTCATGACCAGGCGCTCAAGCTCTTTCGACGGCGCCGAGAGCGAGACGAACCCCTGCCCGAACAAAACGACCGGGATACCCTCTTGCTCGAGCCGCACCGCTGTGCCCGTCGCATTGAAGCGATCGATGGCTAGGCCGCCCTCGTGCGCCTCACGTTTCGTCGCGCCGTAATAAGCGATCCGATACTTCTCGGCGTCTTTGAGAACCTGCGTCTCGATGAAGCCATAATCGACGACGTTGCCCGGCGTCGTTATCAGCGCGCCAGCCTTGATCATCTTGTCGTAAGGGATGCGGTCCCGCTTGACGTGTTCTTTGACTAGGTCGGCCGGCTTAAAGAACCGCGGCAGCACGACCGGAACATCGAGTCCTTCCTGAACCGGAAACCACCACACCAGCGCCGACAAGTCAGTCGTCGATGAGAGATCGAGACCGCCGAAGCATTTCTTACCTCTTAGCCGCTCAACGAATTTGAGATCATCCCAGGCGACAGGCCCAGCGCAGTGATCCCACCCGTAGCGCCGCCCTTCATCATCGACCGAGTCCATCGGCAACCATCGGACAGCCTGATCTGTCCAGATGTTCAGCCGGTAGCGCTTGAAGTCGTTCTCCAGCCGCGGGAGCTGCCGCGCTCGCTTGAAGTCCGCGAGAAAGGGCTCGACCTTGACCGACTTCCCCCAGTTGGGATTCGCCTTCCGCCAGGTCTCTTCCTTCGTCCAGTCATCGTCCTCGCCGGGCGCGTAGATGAGCACCAAGGTCTCAGGGTCATCGATATCGCCAGCCAGGATCGCCTGGCATTCCTTGTAGACCTCCTCGCCGTGCGTGCCCTTCTGCCCTGCGGTCGAGATCAGAAACTCGATCGGCTGACGGCGCGCCGCGGCGCTATCGTGCACGAACGTGTAGAGGTCCCCGTTCGGCCATTCGTGGATCTCGTCACCGACGAGACCCGACATATTCAGGCCGTGCTTGCCCTTGGGCTTGCCGGAGAGCGGCCGGAATGACGCATTCAGCTTCGGACTATAGATGACCTTGGTAAGGCATTCGAGCCGCGGCGCCAGCGTCGGCGACCGCGCCACCATGTTCGATGCCTTGGTGAACACGATGCGCGCCTGATCGCCTTCCGAAGCGATCGAGAACACCTGCCCGGCCGGTTCGCCATCCCCGAGCAGCGCCAGCAGCGCGATGCCGGCAGCGAGCTCGGTCTTTCCGTTCTTGCGCGCGACCCAGATGTAGGCCCGCCGATAACGCCGCGTTCCGTCCGCGCGCTTCCAGCCGAAGAATGGCCGAACGATATCCTGCTCTTCCCACGCCTCAAGGTTGAAGGGCCGACCAGCCCATTCACCCTCGCTGAAGACGAGATGCTCGGGGAAGAACCTCGCCGCCTTATCGGCAGCGCGTTCATCGTACCAATAGGCACCATCCCGCCAGACCTCCCCGTCCCAATAGGCCTTCGGGTATCGCTCAAGCGCCTTCGGCTTGGCTGGGACCTCTAACTCACCCCCGGCAAGCATGCGCTCAATTCAGGAAGCCCTCGGGAGCCTCGATAGGCTCAGCCGGCGCGGCGGGCGTGACCGCTGGATCGTCCGCGCGCTTGTTGGCGGGCTTCGGAGGCGAGAACAGATCGCCGGTGGCGCCGGTAGCCGCGCGCGCGACGAAGATGCGCTGACGCTCCGCCGGATTGAGGCCGAACCGGTCCTCAGCAGCGAGGAGCTGGCGCTCCAGCCGATCGGCGATCAGAAACACGGGATTGACGCGCTTGAGCTTGCCCCACTGGCTCTCGGACTCGTATGTCGCGCCCTCCTTGTCGATCGCCTTCTCGGCGTCGAGCCAGCGCGCGAAGTTGCGGCAGTAACGCGCGAACGTCTCTGCGTCCGCCTGCGTGAGCAGCTTGGCCGCCTGCAGCGTCGGCGCCAACCGCTCCCAGATGCGCCGGCCTTCCTTCTTCAACCACTTCGGCGGCTCGACGCCGCTCGCGACGAGCAAAGCTTCCGGCGACGGCAGGCGCGGCTGATGCGCAATTCGCACCGGCTCTTTCTGCTCGCGCACAGAGGCGGGTTGTGGCTTTGGTCCGCGTGGCATGGCCAAAAAAAAGTTTTCCGAATTGTCCGAAAAAGTTTTTGTTGCGTGGGCGCCGGTCCACAGCAAACGGCTGTTGAACTTTTCAGTACCCCCCCTTGGGGGCGAGCGATCTCGAATAGCTAGAGGTAGAGCGTGTCTACGGGCGATCGGTCGTACCGGTCCCACCAGCTCAATGCGCCCTTGATCATGCCTGAAGCAGTGGGCGCCCTGTCAGAGACCTTTAGGATACGATCGCGGCAGAGCGCAGCAGGGGTCTGCATCACGACGACGGCGAATGGTTTCAACTGATTGGCCCAAAGCTCGCGCATTGAAGGACGTGGCGCACCAACGATGAACCAAGCAGCAATCGGTCTTGTCTCTGTGGCCAATGCTGCAAGCCTCCTGTTCCTCAACAGGAAAGCTTCCATCAAATACGTGTCACGCCGCTCTTGCGTTCGGACTGCGTCACCGGACAGCTCAGCCAGAATGGCGTCGATATCAATAATGATGTCGTCAGGTCCGCGATGTGTCTCGATATAGGTACTTTTGCCGGCACCCGGGGGACCACAAACGATAGTCAATGGAACGCGCGAGGGTGACAGCCCCACGGGCTGAATGACACGGGGTGGCAGCTTATGCCCTTCGACCTGCCATCCACGGTCAGTCCAGCCCGCTCGCTCGCCGCGCTGGATCTCGCCATCATGACACTCCTTGCAGACGGACTGAAGATTCTCAGGGTCGCAGAACTTCTGCCAATCACCGCCGTGGGCATCTTTGTGGTGAACTGTGTCGGCCGGCGTTATCGAACCGTACTCGGCGAGGCAGTTCTCGCACAACGGCTCTTTGCGCAACTGCGCAGCGCGCAGGCTTTGCCAGACCTTAAGCTTGTACCATTTCCGCCAGGGCTCAGCCCGTTGCCGGTCCTTGTCGTATTCGCGACGCGATTCCGAGCGTGCATTCTGAAAAGCCGGCCGGAAGGTGATTGGGCGCACGGGCATCTAACAAAAAGAGCCGCTCGTCGATTCCCAACGGGCGGCCCAAGTCTAGGGAGGAAACGCCCAAGGAGGGCAGCAGTAACTCTCGCTACCGCATAACCTATGGATCAAATGAAAAGGCCCGACACCGGGGCATCCAGTGTCGGGCCGTACGTTTTGGAGGACAGCCCTGCGCAGAGCCGCTTGCCTATGAACGCAAAAGCCCGGGCTTTGGTTGCCCGGGCTGTTCATCACAAGATTTCGGTAAATGGATACGGTTACATCACCGTCACCATCTTCATCTTGAACCTCCGATAGTGTGCCGTTGATCGGCGTATCTTCTACACCCCTGAACGACAAAGCCCGGCACGGCGGCCGGGCTTGATTCAGATTCTTGGCTTTGCCGCGGGCGATGCTTTTGCCCGTCTCATCCGCCAGGGCCGCCGGATTTACGTTCTGGCCGAAGCCGAACCACCAGTCGCAGCGAGGCTAATCGAAGTCGCCTTAAGCAAAGCGATTCTCTTGCCGGGTTCAAGCTCGTTTGCACGTTTCCACTGCTCATCGTCCCAGATACCCACACGCTTGATCTCATTCTTGAGCCGTTGGAGTTCCCTTCGCTCTTTCCGGCCGATGCTCGCCTTGCTGATGCGCCGGGCGTGGCGTGCGCCACTTACGGCGTAGTGGCCTGCCCTTGGAGCATGCTCGTTGTAGACCCAGCTCAACGCCCGCATCTCATCAATGAACGCCTGCCCGATCGGCACAGGCCTGTTCGATTCCGGGTAGCAGAACAGCCCCATCACGCCAGGGCAGCTTTCGATGCGCGTCTTCATCCGCTCGATGTCCCAGGTGAAGACGAACAGCCATCCAGGGAATACGGATTCCCAGCCCTGCACCAGAACGCCACCTCGGCTGCGAACACGCCTCTGTTGCTGTGGGCTGAATGTTCCGAACCGCCGGCGAGCGAGCCAGCGCAATGCACGCACGTCGTCCCCGGGATACGTGCGGACAAGATACCATCTCGCGGTCGAGCTCTCCGTAATCTCGCAATCCATCGGACCCGCGCCGTTCGTGATCTCGGTGATGGTTGCCTCGGCTGCCGCGGCGATCTTGAGCAGGTCCCATGCCTCTTCGAATTGGTTATCGGTCCGCATCGTTTCACCCTGCTTTCTGGAGAGATGATTGATCGAAGAGATCGTCAGGCGACGGTCCCGGCAGGAACACCGAGAACTTGGTCGACCATTGCGGGAAGCGAATGCCGCGCTCGACAAACCACGGACGCCACGCCGTGATCTCAGGGCCATCGGCTGAATACGACTGCAGCGCGGCGATTGCCGCCTCGGTCGGATTGTCGAGCGTCCATGTCGCGCCAGACGAGCGCTCCAGCGCATAGCGGACCATGAAGGACGTGTTCTGGTTGGTCGCGATACGATGAAACAGCGCAGCCCACCATTCACGCGACCACGTCAGGACGTGATGCTGTTCCGGCGCCGCAGGCGCATTACCCTCCAGCAGCAGCCATCGCTGCTCCTCGAGGTATTTCCAGCCGGCGATGATCTTGGTTCGGCCGTCAGCCTTCATCTTGGCGAGGAACGGATCGATGCCGTCGAGCGCCTTCCGCTGACCGTCGGCGTTGAGCCCCTGCCACCCCTTGGTGATGCGCGTGACGTCATCAACGGCTGCCGTTGGCCACTTTTTGAGGAATTTCCCGACAGGCATCTCCTCGCGCACGCGCGCGGACTCTCTCTCTGGTTCAGAAGAGATTCCTTCAGCAGAGATTCCTTCTAAGGGTGCCGGTGGGGCGGCACCCCCTGCCGGTGGACCGGCACCCCCTGCCGCCTTGGCGGCACCCTCTCCTTCGTCGCCGACGGCGTCCTTGATCCGACCTGGGAGGTCGTCACGATCAAGCTTCACACGATAGGAATAGGCTGAGAATGGATGTTCACCCTCTTCGGGCTGGCGCGAGCCGCGGCCGTTCGGGCGCCGCTCGACGTAGGTCCGCTCATAGAGGACCTGGAAGGCGTCATAGATCGTCGCGCGGCCGACGCCGAGCTCGCGCGCCATCTTGACCTGGCTGCGGGAACACCAGCCAGCGTCGTTCGTGTGCCGGCCGAGCAGGCAGAGCACGCGGAATGCGGTGTGCGACAGGTCCTTGTCGGTCACCGCCGCCGCAGGAATGATCGAGAATCTGTAATTGAAATCGCTCATCCGCGCGCCGCCATTGTGATGAGGTCGCGTGCATGCTCGCGATTGCGGGCGAGATGCGGCCAGCCCGACATGCTGGTCTGACCGAAGTAATGGACCCAAAGCCCGCGCCCGTCGGCGGCCGGTGTGATGTCCGCGACGACCTTGTCGTCTTTGCGGATGATCTCGCGGCCGTGTCTGGCCTTCTGTGAGGTGAAGTCTGTCATGAGAACACGACCTCCGCCGTCGTTTCGCTCGCGAGCACCGGCGCTGATGCGGGCGTGTCGCCACATGGCGGCGTCGCGTCGCCGACCCAGCCCTTTCCGGCTTTGGTCCGCCACTCGCGCCAGGGATAGCCGCGCGCCGGATGGACGGTGATCTTCACCAGCCCGCAGAGTGCACAAGGCTTCTCGGTTCGATCATTGCCGTCGATCGACTCGCATGCCGGGATGCGCCGCTCGGGCAGCGCATTCCAGCGATGCCGGCGCGGAGGCAAGCTTGCCTCTGAATTTGAATCGTCGGTCACGAGTTCAATCGCCCTACTAGCGGGTTGTGACTTGTTCTTGGACGCGAGTACGCAACTGAACTGGGAACAGAGATAAATTTCACTCGGCAGCGAAGAGACTCATCTGCGACCGCTCTTTTTCGAGCGCCGCTGCACATGCTGGATTGAGCCAAAGGACTTCGGTGCGAGGTCGCGCGCCGTCGGCGTGCGCATCCGTCGTCACGCGTCGCCAGTCCGGCAGCGCCTCGTCGTAGGATGGATGCGGGTAGCCGGACAGGATGACCATTCCATCCAGTTCCCGAAGGGCAGACAAAACCCGCGCTTGCCCTGCATCATCGAGCTCGTGCCGGTAGTTCCCCTTGCCCTTCCCCGACGTCATCCACGTGCGCGTCTCGTGCACATAGGGCGGGTCGACGTAGTGAAGCGTGGTCGTCGCGTCGTGCTGCTGCATCACCTCGACAGCGTCACGCTGTTCAATGATCACTCCCCGCAACCGCTCGATGGTGAAAGGCAGAGCTGCCGGATAGTTCGCCCAATCGTGCGCCGGCGTTGTGCCGCTGCGGTTGCTGTTCGCGCGGAAGCCGCCGACGACGCCGGTCGCGGAGTCCGAGCCGTGACCCATGAATGCGCGGATAATTAGCCGCCTGGCATCCTCGATCGCATCGTCCGCCGCTTCATAAGCAGCGAGGAATTCAGTGCGGGCGAACGGCGTCAGCTCGAGCGCCCGGCGCAGTTGCGCGGCCTGCTCTTCATTGCGCAGAATCCGGAAGAGGCCGACGACATGCTGACCGAGGTCGTTGTAGACCTCCGCGTAACTGCGCTCCTTCCGCAGCAGCACGCTGGCCGCTCCGCCGAACGGCTCGACATAGACCCTGTGCGCCGGGAAATGGGAGATGATCCAGGGGGCAAGCTTCCACTTGCCTCCGTGCCAGCGGAGGACGGGACGGGTGGGTTTGGATGCCGGACGGGCAATGGTTTCGGAGGCGGTGCCGGTCATGCTACCCCTCCCCGCAATCCAGGGAGACCGTCATGCCGGCAGAGACACAGAAGACCAATCGAGCGCAGCAGATCCTTTCCGAGCTGCACCAGATCAGAGCGAATGCATCGCGAAAGGAAGCAGCAGCACGCGTGAAGGCCATTGCGGCCGATCTTGATGCCGATGGCGCGGATACAGAGAAGGCGGAGGCTATACGGGCGATCAAAGCCCTCAGTGCGGCCTACGAACGCATTGGAGATATCGTGCCAGATCGACTGTGGGCCGATGCAGTGAACAAGACGCATGCATGGGCGACAGCAGGAGGATAGCTGGACGGCGCCGCCTGGATTGTTCATGCTTCCGGCGGGAGGACTTGCCCCATGATCGACGAAGAGGTCCTTGCCAGCCAAGCTCAGCTTTCCGTTGTAGTTGTCGCTCAGGACGTTCAGAAAACGCCCCAACGTATCGCATGCGTCGGTGAAGCCACCCGATTCATGTTGGCCAATTGTCCGCCCTCGCGCTCCGAGGACCCTGATTGGCAGATCGCCGCCAAGCAACTCACTCTCGCCGCGCTGACCCACGATCCCGGCGATTGCATTCTTGCGACCAGCGAGTTCATCGCGCTGCTTAAGAGCGAGGGACTGTTTGTCGCGGCCGAGTGATCTTGCGCCCCTAGTGGACTGGACGATGTAGCCAGGAGTTGTCATGCTTCCGTCCAGGCACGGAGGAAGCATCCCATGGCTCAGTTCGTTCGGGTCATTGTCGACGGCAACAACGAGTTCGTGAATGTCGACAGCATCAAGCGCATCATTCCGCATCGCGTGCAGGCGGGAAAAACGACGCTCGTCTTCAATGATGGAGACAGCTTGGAAATCGAGATGCCAGCGAGCACCTTCTTTTCCTTTGCTACGACACGTTGATCTCACGACGCCCTCCGTAGAGCCGAAGGGATAGCCGGCAATTCTTTCGAGACTGTCGGATAATTGGACGTTGAAGCAGGGAGTTGTCATGCTGCCCTCTTATTTGTGGAGGGCCACGCATGGCAAAATTCATTGAGGTACGGACCGAAGACCGGACCGAATACGTAAATGCCGATCAGGTGGAGCGGGTTCTCTCCGACTACCCGGCAGATGGCAAATCCACTCTGGTCATGGCTAACGGGCGAACCGTCGCCATCGATCTGCCGGCAGCCGACTTTGTC